CCGACGTATGGCCAATAAGACCACTGGACTCCATGTCCACACGAAAAGAAACGCGCGTCCCCATGAACCAACCACGAATCCCTTAATGAACAAAAGACAGTGAACAACCTCACACCCAAGTTCTCCTTGGACAGAAGTGGAGGGAGCTCCCACAAAAAAGCAGGACATCACCTCATAGAAGGAATCTTCCCAGGTTTGGACCTGGGTCACCTCGGAATGGTGTTCACGAAAACTTTATGAACTCAAGGTCCCGCCCTTCACCCGGCGGCTCATCAACCCACACGAAATCCTCACGACCCCTACGATAATCAGGATAGGCCTGACAGAGAAAGTCAAGGGCCTTACCCACGTCCCAAGGCGAAAGCCGACGATCATTCGATTCCCCAACGCGCTCGCGCATAGAAAAAGAAAACCTGGCCTTGGCCGCCACGTACGGACTCTCCGCGATCTGCTGCGCAGTCGCATCCTCACGCCTCACTTTCATTAATTTCACCCCCTCAAACGACTCCTTCAGAGGCGAATAACGCCGCTCCCACTCCTTAATCCTTTCGGCCAGTTTCCATTGGCCAGGCCACCGACGGTACTCTGCCTCTTCGACCGCGCAAAGTGTCTTCACAGACGTGAACTTATACGCAGACTTCTTAACAGAAGCAAGAGCCCGAGTCACCCTTCCCTTCTCATTCCCCGGACAACCCCGAACATTCTCCCTGACGACAGCCGCGTGCGCAGCCATCATGTCTGAATGTTTCGAGGTATCCGTTTTCTTGAAGACACCTTTAGGAACAAGGTGCCAAACCTTCCTTACTCTCTTCTTTCCACAACTGAAACATTTCGAGTTCAGTGTGAACAATCGCGAGTGAACACTCGTCTTACTCTCATTCATCACGAAACCAGAAAACTTCAAAAAACGGCGCCATCGCTCGATCTGTGATCGACTCGCTTTGAAAACGAGATCATCCCCATTCACCACAACTAACCTCTTCCGAATCAACCTCCAAGCAACCCCCGAACCCAGCCCGCAGAACAGCGTGCTGATGTTGGATATGCAAAGGAGGGGAAACGAGAGATAGTTGCCCATTAATTGACCGGTAGACTGTTGGAAACTCCTTCTGTTTCCCCGAGAGTCTTCGTAGGTTATGGTGCCGGTAAGGGATGCCTCAGCGAGGTCCCAGATCCAGTCCGGAACGGACGTGGATCGGGAACGCAGGAGGCGCAGGATGTGAAGGCCGTGTGAACTCGACAAATTGTCAGTCGATGCTTCATAATCGGCAGAGCAGTGCGGATCGGTGGAGGAGGGAAAGTTGGAAAAAGTTGAGGGGAGAGGGGATCCACGCAACGTGGGACCCCGGGAGGTGAGGACTGAGTAAATAGTCCGGTGGAGTGGCGCGAGGAGGTGCTGCCATTTCGAACCCAGCGTCACCAATCGCAACTTCCCAGAATCAGGAATTGCGATGAGACGATGTTTCTTAATGGAAGACCAGGCCTCAGGAGGAGGGGAGCGGCGCAGACAATAGTCCTGAAACGTTCCGGGATCAAGATCCCACTCAGAACAGCGCTGTCCTTCAACGGTCTTACCGTTTGAAAGGATCCCGCACTTGACTTCGTGCTCATACCAACGATCCCAACCTCCACGAAAGGTGGGCAGGACATAGTTGGAAAGAGCGGAACGAAACTCGACTGTGTCGAGGGGGGGGAGGGAGAGTTTTGACGCGTATGAAGCCAACAACTCATCAGGTGATTGCACCTTTGGAATAAGCTTGGCAAACAGAAACGCGGAGAAACGAGTGGACGTCTCCTCAGTTGATATACCCTCAGGAAACTGAGCGTAATCAACCAGGACTGACTTCGACGGGAGTGTGGAAGGAAGGAATTCGGGGCAGGGAGTGAGACCACGCATGGTCCTCCAGGCGGTACCCATTCTTGAAGGCGCGACATTCGATAAAGTTTGTCTAGTTGCCATCATTAAGGAATAGGTGTGGTGGTGTGCCACCGGGCACAGCGGGTTCCGAGAAGGGACATTTACGGGGTTACGTATGCATCAAGGCATATCACCCTGTCCAGCCCTCGTGGCTACGTCCACCCCCCCTACTTAGCAGTGGGGGATGAATACCGGTCGCACATAGGCATCACGCCTGCGATATACCGGCCCAAACAGATTCACGACCTCAAGCCGTGACCCGAAAGGGGAGCCTGCCGACAACGTCGGCGGACTACTGGTTCGCTGGCGAATCCGTACGAATTCACGATCCATGGGCTAAGCGAATGGGGGAATCGAACCCCGACGTATGGCTAATAAGACCACTG